GCCTCCTGAGTGTCTTTCGGTGCGTACCACAGCACCTCATCAGTTTCGAATTATTTTTCGCAAACCATGGTAGCTTCGAGACACTAGGAAGGGAAGTCCTCATTCAACGGGGAACTGTGGATCACCAATGATGATCAAGTTGTCGTCCCCTGGTCTATAGGAGTAGTCTGGTCGCGGGGGCGGGCGGAGCACAGGTTGATACGGGTTGGAGGTGGGACCCCAAGCGCGGCGGCCGATCTGGAAGTAACCAGGTCCACGCTCAGCGCCGAGACCACGCATCGCCCGACCAGCTGCATATCGAGCAGCCATAGGTGCCATCCGGCCACCCGCCTCGCGGAGCATCTCACCGAGAGAGCGGCTCATGGTACTAGCCCAAGAGTCACGAGAGCCATTGAAGGCGCTTGTGGCCCGATCAGCCGCAGCGGTGATCTTCTCAGCCATGGAGTCATTGTGCGAGGGTGTTAGGCCATATGAGGCACTGGCACCAACGAACTCGATGTGCTGGATAACCTCGATGGTAAAGGGTGCGCCGGAGGCCGCGCCAGTGATGTTGCCAACAATAGCGGCAGAACCATTCACCAGCGTAGCGGCAGTGGCAGCAGCGCGATTGCCATTGATATCGACGCCCTGACTCCAGGGGCAGTATGCCGCGATCCCGTTATTCACGGAGATGGCTTCGACTGCACTAGAGTATGAGCGCTCATGGGCCTTGACAATCCCAAAACCCATCTCGAAAGGTCGGTCCGTGATTCGGACGAACTTGGCCTCCGCTGAGGAAAGCCTAGCGCTGGCGTTGATATTGTTGACATTCCCGTGATCGGGGTCGACATACACAGAAATGGTCCCTGAGAGGTTGACCAAGGTTCCTGTATAGGTGATACGAATGCCAACAGAAATAACGCGGGCCTCGAGATTGCCGGTATCAATAACCGCACGAGTGAAGGGGCTGCCACCAGGGGCAAACTGATCCCATCCAGCAATGGCGGTATTTGTGGTAACGGCGGGCATGGGGAACGTCCAAGCGGCTGCATTGTTAGTGACCCAAAGATGATTCAAGTCATTAACGACCGTGGGAGACAAGAAGAAGGCACCATTTCCGTTGGAGTCGCATCTGAACGACGTGGCCCGGGTATAGGTATGTACCTTCAAAGAGCTCCGATCGGGCGCATATGGCATGCAAACGCCCATGGCCTCAGAGGAAAAAGGTGCGGCAATGGCAGCGTAATACTTGCTGGCACACTCGGACATTCGAGGGCCGGATCGACGCTGACCGCGTTGCTTCTTCGACTTACGAGGTTGTTCCGCAACAATACGAACAGTCTGACTTCCTTGTGACCTGTTCTTCCTTCCGGACTTCCTCTTCGGTCTCCTGCCACGCTTGCCCGTTTGTACTGAAATAGTTGGCATGCGAATTGGTTTTCGGAGAAGACACCGGAGGTTTTAAAACTGCCAAGAGCTAGAGGTCGTCGGCCATGGTCATAATAGTGACAGCCGGCAAATGTAGGCAGGCTGGCAATCGTTGGACTAAGCCGATTGTCCGAATGTCGGCCTCTAGCATATTTCGGGTGAGCCCGTGGCGAGAATAGCGCTGAACAAGCCAATCCATGGTTGTCTCATCATAGGCAGGTCGTTGTCCAAAGGACTGCCACTGTGAGTACGGGTCTTCCACGATGGTTGACTTGTATCCCTCTAGAAGCTGGCAAGTGCGCAAAGCAGCATCGTGCAAAATGGGCACGTGTGATGCAGTGAGCAACTGCCGGGACACACCATGAAGCCAAGCGGGCAGGTTGCCCTTCGGCTCAGTCTGCCAGAACGCCTTATAAAACCGGCGGCCGATTGTGGGACCCCAGTAATAGCGCCCTGCAGCCTTGTATGGCATGCCTCCCAGGTAAGTGACCTGGCTAAGCTCCCGAGTGGCCTGGCTCTTGGCAACCAGGCCGAACGCTCTCATGCTAGACTCGATGGCAGGCACGTAGGACTCCACGTCAAACCTACAGCACACCAAGGAGTCATCCCCAACAACTGAGATGGCGCAGAGCTCCTTTGCGTGAAGCATGTGAGCCTGCGTGACCTCAGAAACGTCCACATTGGCTAGGGCTGCTGCAAAGCTCATGGCCAGAGCCAGGCCATTAAGCAAAGCATTGGCGAGGGCGGTGTCGTCACGACCTGACGCAAGGCAACAATCAGCGGCATACTTGAGCCACGCAGTGGCATCATGCTGCTTCATACACTTGCGCACAGAACGGGGACGTCGCCACGCTCGCAACAGCTCCCAAAACCACTGGCCGATGCCGGGAAAGAGGCGCCGATAAACGCTTTCAAGCGTATCAAAGGCGAAGTCCGTCCAAGTGGCATCAAAGGCACTGAGGTCGCTGCAATAAAATGATTTGCAGTCAGAGTGCCTGTTTATCCACTCGTCAAGAACATCGGGGGAAGCGGATCCATAAAAGATCCAGTTGTACGACCCCCAAACCTCTTTCAAATGGGCAACTGCCGGTTTGAAATATGGACCGGTGTCCAGGTGCGTCTCGTCATGAGTGGCCTGGATAAGCCGGGGAATGTACATGAGCCCGCGCCAGGTGGGTTCGTCGGCCTGCGCAAAATGGGGCAACTTCTCGGTCTTTCCAAAAGGGTTGACCTTGGTGTAGTTGGGATGATTTGCCCCGCGCAGCCGCCGCGCCACTCCCGCCCTCTTGAGGGCATTCCGGCGGACCTTGGACGGGACAGAAGTGATGTACTCCTCGTCACCCATCCGTTCCACCTCATGAATGCCACCAAGTAACAGGGGCGAGAATAGGATCCGATTGAGGGCTGCAAAAGCCTGCTCATTGTGTGATGCAGAGAAAAGTTTAAAAGGGCGGTACAATATCGCCTCTGCCAAAACACGGATCCCACCTGAGCTCACAAAGGGGTACGCCCCGCCAAGCGCCATCCCGCCCAAGCGCGGTCCGTCACGCTCGGTTGGTGGTAGCGCCAGAATCTGGCTTAAGCTTGCGGGGCCACACGAAAATTTCCCCCTTCCAGTGCCAGCGTCTCCGTGCCCCTTTTCAAGGGCGGGTGTCTGGACTTCAACTGGACGAGACCGGGATAGCGGATGGGGCGGGCAGCAGTCACTGGCGACTCTCCTGCTTGAATCAGGCTGCACGCCGTGGTTGGCGGGGTGGGCTGCTTGGACAAGTACCTACAGCCATCGCACAACCTGCCGGGCATTCGCTCACGCTGCAGCATGCGGCCACAGGTGAAACAATATCCCCAGCCAAAGACACCACCGATCATGACCTCGGGCCCAAAGCCCTCTCGGATGTCTCGCATCCTATTCATCAA